TCACAATATAATAGTGATATAGACATACCACGACCTGTGTTTTCAGTTGTTGTTTGTGCAACAATACGTGATCCGTTGTCAAATTCAATTGACTGTTTGTTATAACTTGTAACACCGCAACGTATGTGGTCAGGACATAATTCATATGCGTAACGAATACGTTGCATAATTTCCTGAGCACCTGTATATTTGTGCGCCGCTATAAGAATTGTTTGATCGGGCTTAAACATTGCGTACCACAACAAGTAACCAACGGCTGTTGTTGTCTTTCCACTTTGACGTGGTAGCATGTTTACATTGAATCGATAGTTGTGTAAGCTGTCTACTAATCTATCTTGATATCCGTACGCTTCATATTGTATTTGTCCGCGTGTTGGATGTTGAATCGCAAAGAATTTTCTTAGAAAGAATTTATGCCCGTTTTCAGGGTCATTACATTCTTGTAGGTCAACAATGTCCTGCTCACTAAACTTGTGAGTCTTATGGGCTGTTTTAATTAGGGTTGTATCTTTTGCTAAAGCCATACAGTTATTTAATGAAAAAAATAGGCTCCGAAGAGCCTATTTGGTAATGCTGAATTGTATTAGCCTTTGAATGCTTTAAACTCTGCAAATAGCTGTGAAGCTACTGATCTAACTGGATCAGCTTGTTCTACTGACTCAGCCGTAGCACTTTGGAGAGGATTATCACCACCACGTGCTGGGGTATAATCAAAGCTACGAATTTTGTTAACTACGTTTGCGAAATCATTTGGATCGTATGCACGGGTTGATTCCTTAGGACTGTTATCAAATAGTCTGTTTTCTTCTTCGATGTCTAAATCTGATTTATCAACTTGGGATAATTGTTGAGCCATGTCTTGAACTTCGTCTGCCATTGCGCCTACATCTGGAGTACCGCCCATGCCATCGGCACCAGCTGGATCCATCATTGCCTCATCGTCCATTTCTGGACCGTCTGCCTTGTCGATTGCATCAATTGCGGCCTTAATATCATCATGACCACCAGCCATTGGAGGTTCACCAGTTAGGTGATCATCGTGCCCTGATACTGCGCCAGGTTGGCTAATGTCTTTGTCGCCTAATTCTTTTACGCCTGCTAAGTTTAGGATATCGCCTAACATAGTAGCAACTTCGTCACCGCTTGCGGCTGATGCGTTAATGCTGAATGTTGCAGGAGCACGTTGTTCCATGCCACCCATCATACCTGGCATGCCCATAGGACCACATTCTTTTAGTCCTGATAGTTGTTGTAGTTCTTCAACACTAATAGACTCGTGAACTTCTTCACCAGTGTATTTGTTCAAACCTGTAACAGCGTTTTCACCGTTTAATTCTTGTTTAACTACCTTCTTCTCAACACGTGGATTTTGTGCGTCCAATTGAGCAAGGCGTTTCATAACGTCGATCATTTGCATAATTATTTCCTTGGATTGTAGTCCGCCTGTTTAATTGGACTTGTTGTATTTTCAGCAGAGTCAGATGTGAATGTTGCGGCTTTCTCTGTTGGAATCTTTTGGCCTTGTGCTTCGCGCTGGGCCTTAACTGTATCATTCAATGCTTTTACAAAGCTCATATTGTATTCGGTACCGTAGTATTGTTTGCTATCTACGTTCTCAGCCTCTTTGTACTCTGAATCGTTTAGTAGTGCGCCTTCACGTGCCTCGACTGGTTGTTGATACTGTTCTAAAGGTTCGTTAGGATTGCGGACAACAATTTGGTCTTTGCTAATTCTAAGATTGTTTGAAATATATTCGTGTAGTTCCCACTGTGTTGTAGGATAGTCTAAAGTAACTTCGTAGATGTTTACTTCAGCGTGTGTAATTTTAGGAAAGTCTAAAGGCACAGCCTGGATAGGTGTTTTGCCTGCTTTCTTGAAACTGCTAATTTGATATTTGCTTAATAGCGATTGAAGCAAACTCTCATTGGCTTCAGAAACTTCGCCAGCAATCTTCACCTTGAAGTCCCAAGTCTTTTTGCTTTCTGATAGGTATTCTTTGAATGATCTCATGTTGGTTCCCTGATACATTATTTATTCATATTTTTCAATTTTTCCAGCAGGCTATTGCGGTCTGTAATAACGTATCCGTCACCTTCTACTGTACCACCGTCTCCGGTTGGATTGTCTTTCTTGTCTATAGCCAGCTTTTTAAGCTGTAATTCAACCATTTTTAGCTTCTTATCTATTTTAGCAGATTTAGCACTAATAGCGGCATTAAGCATGTTGCCCGCTACTTCAAACATACGTGCTCCGTAACGAGCTTCTACGTTCATACCTAAATCCATTAGATCATCGTATGCTTGCTCTGCTTTAGCGGCTAATCCATCTAGCTCGCTATCGCTCATATCGCCCAAGCCTTTTACTTGTGGGAGAGCGTTTGAAATCTTATCAAACTTGTCTAAGTTTTGTTGTAAGTCTACATGAGCTACAGCACTCATATCAACAGTCTCTGGTTTAACAACCGGCTCTGCTTTTTTAGTGGGCTCAATGTTTAATAGTTCTTCTAACTTTTTAGTCATACTATTACTTATCGCTTTCTGCTACCAACGTGGAAAATATCTTGTTCGTTTAGGATTCTAAAAGCAATGCCATGATTGCGAGCCCACTGACGGGCCATTTCCCACTTTACTTGATTGCGTACATACTGTGCTTGATTATAGGGATTTTTACCAACTTTTTCAGCAATAGTTTGATTAGCTGGTTTTACTTCCCATAGTTCAGAATGCTTCTTGTTTTTGTTGTCAGTGTACACAACTAGGAAGTCAGGAACATACACGGTGTGTTTTCCAGTAAGAGGATCTCTGTAGGGAATTTTTACGGCTTCGCTTGCCCACTGTTCAATAGCGGCATTTTCGTCGCACATTTTCATTACGGCAAATTCCCAACTACTGCGGTAGTAAGGTGTTCCGCCACCTACATATTTTTCTGGGTTCTTTAAGTTAAAAGTCCCACGGGCTGTATTTCTCATTAGGCTATGATGTTACGTTGTATCTCGGCAACAGGAACAAACGTCTGGGCCATACCTAAACTGCTCGTCTTGAATCGATTGTAATTTAAAATTTCTGTAACTAGTGCAGAAATTTGCACGTTGTCTAATCCGGCAAGTGTATCTAAAATTTGAAAAGGTTGATATCCATCTAGCTTTGCCTGTTTCATAATAATGTAGGCAATACTGTTTGCCGCATCTGCACCAAACCCTCTACTTTCAAAAAATCCAACACAGGCATCAATACTTGCCGCATCTAATGCTACAGTTGATTGACCGTATTGGTTGAATAGTTGAACAGTACCGGCGGCGCTGTTGGCAGTGGTTTGTTGTGGTAAGTTATTATAAAAAGCCATTATACACTCCAGACGTTAGTATCAGGAATATTTGCATTTGAAACTTGTACTGGCTGTGCCGTTACATTTGCATCCTGATTGTTAGCGGTATTTAATACTGCTTGAGGATCCTTAGGTCCAGAAGTATCTTGGTCAGTTGATAGATAAGGATTGCTTACTTGAATTGCTTGTTGCTGTGTTTGTGCCGCGGCTAATGTTGCTTTATTTGATTCAAGTGTGCTAATTGTTTCACTTAATTTTGCAGGATCAGTATAGCCTTTGGCCGCAAAGGTATTTGCAACTTGGTCAGCCGCGGCTTGTCCACCTGATGCTAATGCTTGGTTGTATGCTACCTGAAATTGTGATTGTGTATCTTGATTCATTAGTAATAACGCTTTAGCTGTTTGTAAATCTGTTTGGTTAGCTACTTGTGCCGCGGTTAGTGCGTCACCGTTCGTCGGAGTGGTTGATTTAGTTAATGGAGATCCAAATAATGACCCAATACCTGCTACTGCGGCTGTAATGCCTAGAGCTCCGGCAATGCCACCACCACCTCCACTCATAACGCTTCCTGGACTTGCGCTAGTTGCGCCATAGCCACCGGATCCGTTAGATAGGCTCAGTGCGGCACCTGCTACACCACCACCTGCACCAGCATCAACAGTTGATGGAATTACCCGTTGTGTACCAATTGCGCCGATTAGACCAACTGCACCTAATGTTAATTCTTGTTTAATTCCTGCAGATGATAATTTACCCGCATTTTTAATTAAGTTAGCACCTGCAATAGCAGTACCTAATACTCCGCCAAGTGATACGTTACCATTGGCCATATTTTCAATATCACCAAAAATTTGTGTAGCACCATCAATCATACCACCAGGGCCAAATAATGTACCTGTGCCGCCGCCTTGAATACTTAACGGGCTCGGTGATAAGTCATAGTGGAATGTAGCAAAGCCGGGAGGGTTATCAATTCTAATTTGTCCCTGACCATAAAACACTGACTCATACTGCACCGTCATTTTGCTTTCAGAAGTTTTATTACCTGATGATTGATCTAACTTATCATGATCCCATTGACTAATGATTGGGTTTACTAATATGTAACTAGTAAAGAACTTTCTATTCATCTGATAGATGATAATGCTGTTAAAGAATGGCTCGCCTTGATTGCTGTTCAAACCGTAGGCGTTTGGTGGTACTGGAGTTGTTGCTTTATATTTTGTATTTGAAAACGCAGGACTGCCTGTAACTAACCCTGTGCCTGCCGCGGCGCTATTTCCGTATGTACTATCTTTGTAATAGTATCTGTAATAGTTCCACCACAAACTATTTGTAATGTTTGATTGATCATCGTGGAATGTTAAACTTACAGGTTGATAATTTATTTTTGTCTGTACAACTGTTTTTCTATTGTACTGATTAAGAGTTTCTGTTTGAACTTGAAATTTAGGTAAGTCAGCGGCTTTAACTAACATGCCTGCTTCTAAGTCTCGATTAACGTTTTTGCCTCCTAGGAAGTTTCCTATTAGTGTTTTTGCAGATGGGTTAATACTAAAGAATACATAGTACATCCAACCTGCTTTTGGCGCAAGAGCAAAGGTGTTGTCACCATACAGGCGTGCCGCATGTTGAAAATCGCCCATCGTACCCTTAGGGTTAGATGCACCTTTCCATACTTGGCTTAAAAAATCGTTAATATTAGGCATGATAATATTTAGTCAATAAAAAAGGCCCAATAAAATTGAGCCTTTTTGTGTGTTACTAGTGATTAACCAGTAGTTAGTGTACCTAATGTACGACCAACGCTTGAACCAATACCAACTGGGTTACCAGAACCGTCAGTTTGGATTGCGCTATCAAACTTGATTGTCATTGAAACATCTAATGCATCAGAACTAGAATAATCAACTTGTTGATATGTCGCGTCTTGTACATAGCAACCTAACAGTTCGAATGTTTCTAAAACTGTTGGTTCAAAAGCACCGTTGCCGCCGTCTAGGATTTCAATAAGTGTTGTGAACTTATAGTCAATACCAGAACTTGCACTAGCTTGTTCAAAAAAGTCAAACTGTTTCTGAATTTGCTCGCCAACCAATTTGCTAACTGCACTTGATTGATCATCACGTACAACTAATGTAACTGGATCCCATGTATGCTTACCAGCATAGTTAATCTTAGAGTTATAAACGTGTAGTTCAATGTTCTCAAAACTAACTTTAGGACGAGTAACGTTCATCACTTGTTTAGTGATTTCTGTTGTAGGTTTTGTTACACCAAAATTCAGAAGTTGAACTCTGAAACGGTACTTGAGCTTAGGCATTAGCAAGCCTTGACTGCTAGAGCTTTGCCCTGGTGGTAACGGTACCGATAATTTACTTAAACTTGCAATAGCCATTCTATGTGCTCCTTGTTCTTAATATTTACCTATTAACCCTTCGCCATCGAACCTAGGTTACCTGCCTTAATTGCGCCAGTGTTCAATAAACGAACTGGAATGTAGATGAACTCTACTGCCTTAACTGGTTCAATAGCAATGTCAATCCATAGCTCAGAACGGTCGATTCTTGCTGGGGTGTTGTTGCTTGTGTCACATACAACTAGGTAGTCGTATAGGGCACGTTGACCTACTAACTCTAATAAGAAGCTTTCAACGGCGTTCTTAACTTCGCTACGTGTAATTTGATCGTTTGGTTCGAACAAGTATGGACGAACTAAAATATCTAGTTGACGACGTAAGTAAGCTACTAAACGAGCAACGTTGATACGATCTAAACTGCTTGCGTTTCTTGCGCGAGTGTAGTTACCAAAGTTAACAATTCCAGAACCTGTAATTGTTGCGATTGGGTTAATCTTAACACCAGCTAACACATCACGTAATGCTTGTGGAAGTGCTGTTGTCTTGAACTCACCGTTCTCTAGGTAACCAACTGAAGTTGCGTTATCTACACCACCACGGCGTGTACCTGCTGGAGCAAACCATTGGTAGCTCTTAGCATCGCTGTTAGCGATTGTACGTAACATCATGTGGCTTGGTTGAACAACAATATTGTTTCCGCTATTGTCGTTTGTGTAACCACTAGGTTAGAACATAGCCAAATAATCTT